GGCTGTAGTAATAGTAGATCATGCTGTAATAGGATAGGCTCAACAGTCTCTAGGATACTATTGATATCTGCATAATTCTTCTTAAAGTGGGGATTAGTAGCATTCTTGTGTACTTTACCGATTAGTTGCTTAGCTTGGTGTAGCCTCACATAGAAGGGAGCAGGCTGCTGCTCAACCTCCTTAGGCTTTACAGCCTTAGTTGTTGTTTTAGTTTCCATGGTTAGTTATTAATTGTTTACAAATATACAAAAATTAATCTATTTTAACATTATTATCAGTAATTATTTCTCTCAGCTTCTCCCTTACCTCATACATATCCTCTTTACCATTGTACTTATACTCACTTCGTAGCCACTGATCCATCTCCACAAGTGCCATATAATAATTGAAGCCATTATAAACGTGTTTGAACTCCTCCTGATCTTCAGGTAGGTTAAATTCTAGTGTTGCTTTCATATCATTTCTATTTAATTAATGGGGCAACTTTTACCCCTTATGCTTTATAGTTTTGGCTAAAGACATCATACCACTCTACAAAATCATCAAAGGTCTTACTGATAATATAGATACCTCCTGCAGCTTCTATCATTAACTGATACTGCTTCTGCACCACTGACTGCTTATCCTTACCAATCTTTACTTCTATCTTTACAGATCTCCCATAAATAGTAGCAGAGATATCTGCAGATCCTGGAGTACCTGTGCCCTTGGTCCATTGCCCTGCAGTCTTAGTGCCATCGGTTCTATAGCTCTGCCTGAATACTCCCATTGTATTAATTCTTTCAGCTTGGTGCTGTGAGAAGTTAAGAAAGTCAGTGATGCATCTAGTCAAGCCATTAGCTGTAGCATCTGAGTACTTAGTGAAGGGGATGATGTGCCCTGGTGCTGATGGGTACCTGTAGCTCATGTACTTCTCTTCAAGCTCATGTAGTCTCTGTTTGTTTAGTTTGTTCATATTTTAGTTATTTTAAACCATCGGCCTGCTGCACTTCTGCCCTTGTCAAAGTGGTAACCTTTAAACTTGCAATATTCAGAGACCATCTTAAGATACCTCTGTGCATTGAGATCATGCCATCCTCCTGTATATGTTTGGAAGTCCTGAATGGATACGTTATTATAGTGCAGTACATCCATTGTGATATTCCCCTCTATAGCGTAATCATAGAACTCCTTATTAGTAGCTGAAATAAACCTCTTATCATCTGCATTAATAGCTATTGCTTTTACAAGTCCTAGAGTTAAGAATTTCTGCAGGTTAGATATCATATAATTATCAAAGATCATCCAATCAACCACAGTCCAGTGATCAAACAATAACCTACCGTACTCATCTAGTGGGTTACGTTGAGCATTAAAGTACTGATTGAATTCTATTTCGTGCCTTCTCCTATCATGGCTTCCACCTGCCCCACCTATCACATAGTTGGTAGTAATGACGATCTTAGGGCTTCTCTCAAATGGAATAAAGATCTCATCTTTGTTTTTTCTGTTTACTGTTATCCCTTCTGATATCAAACTAAATAGCTGCTCAAAGTCAAAGTTCTTTTTAACATCATCAAAGGCCAGTATTTGACTATCTAAGTTCACCCTCTGATAAACAAAGTCTGACTTCTGAGGGTTAAATGCTTTACCATCTATTTTGACTATGTTTCTAATCTTACCTATAGCTGTAAGCACTAAACTTTTACCACTCCCTCCATTAGGGTTATCATCTATTTCCTGATCATTAAAAATAATTGCTTTCTGATCTGTTTTATCTTTGTAGGTATGAAGTAAATAACCTAGGGTAGTCTCTAAGGCATTAACCCTCTGCTCATCATCAGCAGATACTTTGCTTACAAAGCTCTTAAAATCATTTTCAATAGTAGGAGTAGGTTTGTAGTCCCTATCAATTATCTGCCTATCCCAAATGTACCCATCTATATCAATGTACGGTACTATATCTATCTTATTCTTAGTAATCTTAACTACTCCATTACGATAAGGTATGAAGCTCACATCCTTAGTATCCTGCAGCATCATTAAGCCGATAGGCTCTAGCATAGATAAGTGGCCATCTGTAAAGAGGTAAGGTGACTTACTGCAGTAGTTCCAAACTTCCACTTGCTTCTGCTTCATTAGATAAGCTAAGACAAAATCCTTCACCTGGTCCACTGAAGATAGATTAACTTTATTCTCTATTACCCTTACAAATGTAGGTTTCTCTGATCTCTCAGGATAATACTTGTTAAACCCATATTTGTACAGGAAATCTCTATACTTCATAGGATCTACACTAACCCCCTTCTTATCACTAAAAGTCCAAAATACATCCTCACTATTAGCTACATCCTTCTTTACATCCTCTACCACATCAGGCTTAATATCTAATTGCTTAGATATATCACCAGGGGAGATACCCTCTTTTAGTTTTGACCTTACCTTTAAGATGGTTTCTTTATCCTCAAAGTACTTAGTAGACTTATTAGCACTTTTGTAAGCAGATCCTACAGCTGTATTGATTTCTATTTGTGTGAAGTCCTTAGCACTATATTGGTGCAGGTAAAGTTTAGCAGTATTTTCACTTATGCCATACTCAGCAAAGCAGCAGGCCACCTTGAACACCCAAATGTTTCTACCATTAGAAACTTCTCCATGATTAAACTTCATGATGTTCTCAATTATATTAGCTTCATTAGTCATTGGTAGCACCGGCACCCTTTCAAATGAGCTGTGGCCTTTCTCCTCTTCTATCAAATCAAATACCTCAGCATTTAGATTAATGTAAGCAGTAGGATCATAAGACTCAAAGCACACTCTGCTAACATTACAGCTACTAGCATCAAAGTAATCACTATCAATAAACTCCTGAAACGCTTTAAACCTTCTCTTATGTGTAAATTTATCTGATGCTGGTATCTTTATCACACATTTTAGCCCTTTACCTGATGGTGATATAAATATCATAAACACATTAGGGCACTCCATTAGTCTAGCCTTCTCAGCTTTCATTACTTTACTGCTAGGGTAGTCATCAAAGTCTAAAATACAAAGCCCTGAGTGCTCAATAAGGCCATTATCATTACGTTCATTAAAGGTCCCATTAAACATGATAGCCCTGAGGCTGTTCTTTAGGCTGCTGTATGCAGGATCATCCTCCTTCATAGCTCTAAGGGCAGTGATCTTATCAATAAGCTCAGGGTAGCCCTCCTTTATCCTATTGTAAACATCTACTACATCCTGAATGTAGGGAGTTTCTTTGGAATTGAATAAGGACTTAAATACAGATATCTTCATGGTTAGTTAGTTGGGGTGTAAATATAATCATTATTTCTATATGACAACCTTATGACGCAAAATGACGCAAATTTATTACCCTTGTCATAACTAATAACCATACTGCTATTGACTTTCAGCGTTTTTATGACGCAATGACGCAAAATAAAATAAAAAAAATTATTTAGAAAATGCAAAAAGTTACAGAGAGTGTTAATAAGAGAATGTGTCATTGCGTCATGAATTAGTAGTAATTTCTTTTAATCTGCTCCTTAATACGATCCAATTTCTCCAGGTCATTGCACTCTAGCACCTTCACTCTCAATGGCTTATAGTATCTAGGTGATGCAAACAGCCCTCGCAGCTCTAGTGTATAGTACAGATATAATGGATCTTTGACTTTGTACCAAGCGTCATGATTAGCTATGCCATGAATGACAGTGCTATGACTCTGATTGAACAGTGCCCCTATCTCTGTTAGTGGCATCCCTTGATTGCGTAGCAGTGCATAGAGGTAGTACCTTTTGTAAATGTACTGTCGTAGTCTACTCTTTTTTGTGAGCTCATGTTTCACAATATACTCCTTTATCTGATCTATCATGATAGTAGCTTAGGGTTGACTGATTTAAACAGCTCACTCTGACTATCAATTAACCCCACTGCATTGATATAGTCAATCTCTACCTTTGCACTGGCTATGATGGTAGATGATAGCTGAGCTATTGCTTTAGCCTTATCTACTTCCTGAGCTACCTGCTCAGTTGTTAGCCCATCATCTGCTAATCTTTCAAGTGCCATAAAGATGTGATCTCTTAAATCACTTAGTTTGTTGTTTGCCATTTGTTTTACGTTTTAATTTATTAGTTAATTTAATTAGATCCCTAACCTCTGCAGGATATCTGTGTATGCTATTCATTACAGCCATCTCTCCCCTGGTCTTTAATCTCAAATTGCTGAGCTCGCAGTTCATAAAGTTGCCATCTATAAAGTTAATCACATAGCCCTTAGGTATTTCACCATTTGCCTGAGTCCATACGTACCTATGCAGCAGTTCCCAGTGGCTATCTTTTATTTTGATATATTGGTAAAGTCTACCTGTTTTATCAGCTCTTACATGGATGGTTCCAATGGGTTGAGTATTGTGTGGCTTATTGCCTTTCTTAAACATAGTGGGTGCTACAGCAGTGTATACCTCAGCAGCCATTTTTTTACCTTTGTTTACTGGTATATGCCCTGGCTTAAATTGGGTAGCTTGATTGCTTTTAGTACCTACATTGTACCTACCACTTGCTGCAGTCTTAAGATAGTCAGGATCCTTATGTATCTTGTATCTGTAAGCTATGTTATACACCTGTGATATTGTTAGGTTTAGATCCTTAGCTATTTCAGCTGTGCTTTCAAATGGATATCTTTTAATTACTTCTATCTTTACATTCATAGCTCTTCTACTATATAGCCATGATCAATATACCACTGTAGTGTATCTGATTGCTCATCTGTGTAGATGTAATCATGCAGCTTACCATCAAAACCTAGGTAACAATACCACCAAAATCCACCTTCCGGCTCTACGCTATCATCTATCCATACTCTATATTTTTTCATACTGCTCAACTTTTAGTATTAGTTTTGGCCACATAGCCATTATCATTATCGCATGGTCTCTATCCAGTGCCTCTAAGATCCTGATGCCTATCCTCTTTTTTCCACCTTCAAAATAGTTGTAGGTTACTTTATAGCGTTTCATTTATCTTCTTTTATAGGGTTAAGGTAATCATCCTGTGCATCTAGGTAGTCTAGGTACAGCTCCAGGTTGAAGCTGCCACCTTTATCTCCCTCTGTTGACTGCTCTCGCCACCATAGCATCTTACGCTTAAGGCTATAGGTAGTATATGTGTAGTTGTTTTCAGTATTCATAGTAAGCATCTTTATCAGCATCTTCTAAATCTTGATAACCCCATCCTTCAGGATCTTCATAAGCTCTATAAACTACTAGTTCTCCACAGGTTAAATGCTCCTCTTTAGTCAAAGTGTAGGGTAATATCACCCCATGATCATTCCTACTGCAGTATAATAGCTCTGCTTCTATTTCTCCTAGTGCTAGGAAGGTGTATCTCCACTCACTAGTGTAGCATATACCTCCATCCTCAGAGTAGAAGCATACGTTTGCGAGCCCTGGGCTCTTGTAATCAATGTCTATTTCGTACATGGTTTAAAGATTAGTTATAAAACAAAGTAAATAAATACCTACCCACAGGGCCGTAAAGGCAATGATGCCCTCTATTAAATCAGAAGCTCTCATCTAGTCCTAGTTTTTCGATTAGTATTAAAATAGTAGTGTAAGCAAGTTGAGCTCTTTGGGTACCAGCATCGTCATATCCGAAGGCTGTGCTCATGTCATTGTAGTGATCCTTCAACTCGTTGTAGTAGTCTAGGATATTCTCTGTTAATTTTTGATCATTCATAATTGGTTAGTTTAATAAGTTAGTGAAGCAAATATACGTAGTTATTTTTAATATGTTCACAAGTTTATAAAAGTTTTCGTTATCAATAATCATTCTAAATAAGGAATAGCCTTAATTTATACATCAGAAGTAAGGTGATAACCTTAAATTTAAGGCAAAAAAATAGCCCCCCTGCCAAACTAACCAAAGATACAGAGGGGCCCGGTCTCTAATACGAGACCTGGTGCAAACTTACAAATTAAATTTGTGACTATCAATGTATTTAGTAGTTTTTCTATCTCCTGTAGTTTCTCTTACACATTTTATAGTAAGGATCCTACCACCAAGGGGCTTAATGGGAGCTCCACGTTCAACGTGCCACCCTTGTGATCCATCACCGTACTCTTCCTTATAGGTACCTGTAAGCATGAGGTGTATATGTTTCTGCTTAAGAATGTAGCCTGATTGTGGATGGCTTTCTACTGTATCCCTCACATCATTTCTGCTGCTATTTTCGTGTATATGGCCCATTGTAAAAACTTCAAAGTTCTCATAAGTTTCTAGTGCCCTGGTTAAATTGATAGCACCTTTAGTAACTATACCACCTCCACCTGATCCATGGAAATATTTAATTTTAGTAGTAAAAGAGGATGTGCTACGGCCTGCAGGTGATTGCTTAATGATTAGCCACCCACCATAGCCACCTGTCTGTACATTAGATCCTGCTTTAAAGTTTAGGATGTCTACAAATCTCTGCAGTATGTCAGTCTCTTGGAATTTAATTATAGCAGTTTCGTGGTTGCCATAACCTATGAGTTTTAAGATGGATGCATAGGGCAGGAACCAATCTACTGCAGTCTCTACTATAGAGTCTAAGTACTTAGCATTATTGTGCTCAGGTCTGATGTCTGACTTATTACGTCTGTTATCTCCCCTCCCTTGCATTAAGCAGAACATATCACCATTTATCATCACAGGTATATCCTCAGCTAGGCAATAGTCTAGGTGCCTCTTTAACATCTCCCTATCACAGTGAGGGTTATCCCAGTGCAAATCACTAAGCATAGCTATCCTTACATCACTGCCTTCTAGTAAAAGCTCGTGAACATTCTTAGAGTGTCTTATCATTATTTTTTAAATGGGTTGTATAATTTATCCAGGATCCAAAGTATAAAGAATAGAGCTATTCCACAGCCAAAGCCCCAAAAAAATAATTTCCAGTTTGTTTTAGCTTTAGTTAGCTGCACCTCTTTACGCTGCTCTTTAGCTTCCTTATATATGTACTTATATTTCAGTACATCCTGCTTTAATACCTTAGTCTTATACCTGTACTCTATCCTAGTCTGATACCTGGTCTTAGGCATCTCTAGGATCTTAATAATAGTGTCTTTAGTCGTTATAAATTTCTCCCATACTATGGTATCACCAACTATTACAGCCACACTATCTATAGTATTAATCTTTATCGTATCATTAGCTATGCTTAGGCCATACTTAACTGCTTTCTTATAGTGGTATTGTGCTTTCTTAGCGTCTGAACAGCTAAATAGTAGGGATAGTACTATAATGGGTAGTAAGTGTCTCATAAGGCTTCTAACATTGCTATCATTTTAGGACAAGGGTAGATATCACTCTTATCCTTTCTTACACTATTGTGTGTAAATATACCACTTTCTCCCCTCAAAGCACGTTTGTCTATATCAAAGATGGTAGTAAAGTAAGTGCGAGGTATGCTATAAGTATCACAAAGGTAAACAAGCAGCTGCCGAGTAGACTCAATCTGAGCATCTGTATAAGACTGCCAGTATATATGCCCTTTGTATTTCTGATCTAAAAAAGTAACTTTAGTATAGTCTACCTTGCCACCTACATAGTTGTAATAATAGCCATTCCTTTTAGTAAGTGGCCCATAGTTACAGATCTCTATACCTACAGATATTTTATCTAAACTTTGATAAGAAACTCCTGCCTCTGTGAATACTTCCTGCTTGAGGCCCAGGTGATAAGCCCAATGTTTAGAACTAAAGCACTGTACAATTGTACCATTAGCACCTATGATAAAAGCAGTGGCTACCTTACCCTCTTTGTTGTTAAAAAACCTAGCTACAGAAACTGCATCAGGTCCACCTGCTGTATGGTGTAGGTATATTTGTTTTTTTGGGTGAGTCTCTTGTATATACTGGTTACTATCCAGCCTCTCCTGTACTATCTTTGTTAGATCTAACTCCATCTATATCTCCTTTTATTAGTTTAGCCCTTGCAAACAGATTGCGTAGAGCAGTCCATATATCTATATTTTTAACTGCCTTATAATTTTCACTGATAGAGATGACTTCCAGGCTTACAAGCACTAGAGATAGTATCTTTGTGACCATTAAAGGTACAGAAAAGAATTTTAAAATTATCTGATTTAATATAAAGCTATCTATTAGGTACGTTAAAATAACAGCCACCTCATATAGAAATAACTTAGACACAATAGCTGATAAGCCACGTGATGTGATTGGTATTTTTAACTTTCTTGACTTCCATATACCTGTAATAGTATCTACTATGATAGCAAAAGCTATAAGAAATAATATACCTGATATCGGTAAAAAGAATGAACCAATAACGGCTAAAAGTTGGATGATATATTTATCAATCGTTAAGAGTAATATAGATAGTTGTAGTTTCATAAGATAAGAATAGAATTATTATAGCCATTCTCTCTGAAAGTTCCACAGTTGCCTATGCATACATTGTTATATTGATTGATACAGCTACAGTTATTAAACATAGGCCTAAGATCTGTATCCATGTTAGTGGTAGAAATAAAGAGAGGGAAGAGTGCTCTGTTAGTTAGCAGCCATCGGATCAGTCTCTGCTCAAAGAAACTAGCTTTTTGTGCGTAGTGCTCCATCCCAAAGGCCACCTCATTTCTAGATACACTAGCAGAGTAATCACCGTTTTGAGTTTGCAAACCTTTGTTCTTAAGTTGGTAGGTTAGACCAAAAACAGCATCCTCAGCAGATCTCCAAGCTATCACTGGCTGTATGAACTCAACTAAATCTATCTCATCAGGCAGAAGTGCCTGAGCATTATACTGAGTTAGCAAGTAGTTATAGAAAGTAGTACCTAGTATAGGTTGTATTCTTAAGGCTGCCTGAGTAGCTATGTATGGTGTTACATCTGTTACATCCACATTCGCTGTAATAGGGGTGTTAACCTTTAGGTAGGTTTCAGTTATAAAATATAGCATTATACAGTGGGTGTTATAGGGGTTGCTACTATAGCAGCAGCTGCTGCACTTTGTGTTACATCACCACCATCAATAGGAGGAAGGGATGCTAAGGCTCTCACCTCATTAATTGTCATAGTTTCTAATACTTTGGTAGCTACCAATGGGCTAAGGCTGTTAAGTGCATCATTAGTTTTAGAAGTATCACCCTCTAGCTCTACGATATTCTCATTAATTACTTGGAAGTTATTGATAGTAAACTCAGCAGGTATCTTAGAGATGGTTAGTAACTCATTAAAGATATGCTGTACACAAGCTCTAAGCTCCATTACTACATTTTTCTCAAAGATCACATAAGCCTGCTTAATATCTGCACCACCTCCTAAGGATCCTGTGGTACGTACACCCATTAAGATAGGATCTATTGTGTGAGCAAAGCATATCTGTTCTGTATTAAGTTGTGATGCCTCTTGGAATAGCTTATCATTATTATTATTAGGCATAGCCTCTATCTTAGGTAACTGATCCTGTGAGTTTGCAAAGAATGCAACAGCTTTACCTGCATTGGCAGCCCCTTTCATTCTGTCAATAGTCTCTTTAATCATGTGCTTCTCCTCCTCTGATTGTGGTCGTTTAGGGAACATCATAGCAAAGGATGGAAATACACTATTTTGAATATTAGACTTAGCAAAGTAGCTTAGCTCCCCTGATAAGAAAGCAAAGTTAAGACAGCTTGTATATTGTGGTAGTGAATAGTGATCCTGCCCTATTGATTTAATCTCATAGCAGTATAACTGCTCATAGTCAGTGTTAGCTATGTGGTATGGTTTAATCTCTTGTATGCCTATCCTCCTGGACCAATCATCACAAATAAAATACATTCTCTTATCTGCACTTACTCGCACCTTCTCAGGGGATACATTCTCTATCCTAGTAATCTTTTTACCTTGACCATAGCAAATCTTAAAATACACCCTATTGTGGATGATGAGCTGCTTAGTGACAGCCTTAACAATATGCTTAAGATTAATTTTCCTTTCAAAAGTATAAAGCTCTAATTTTTCAACAGTAGTTAGTAGATCAGTTTTAAGTGCAAAGCCACCACCTATCACTGCATTAGTTTTGAAGTCCACAATGGCACCATGTAAGGGGCTAGCGTAGTACATCTGATTAAGCATACTTGGATACAAGTTCTCAGCTCCAAAATTAATCCACATATTAGCACTGTACCTACTATCTACATAAGGGAGTGTTAGGTTACCTGGTCCAACAGGCATAAATGGGGTGCTAAAGGATTGATAGCCTTCTACTACCTCAGGAGCTGTGCTCTCTTTCTTAAAAAAATTGTTATACCATGCCATAGTTAATCGTATATTGAGGTGCCTACTGGCCCACTTACCACCATTCTACCCTCT